TCCACAGCTTCCCGTCACAGGCCGCCAGAAGATACTCCTCTCCCCCGATCATGCCGAACCACAGCCCGGCCACCTTGGGGTTGAGCGATTCATGCACCACCTTCACGGCCTGCATGTACCATTTCCCGTCTCGGTACTCGGTGAATTTCCAGTATTCATAAGGGCCGCCCCGCCAGAACCAGCCCGTATAATTCTCCCAGTTGTCCTTGGTCACGTCTGCCGCCGCGCCGGAGAGGATCACGTTTCCGTGCCCCGCCGCCGCGTTGGGGACCATGGTCATGTGGTACTGGCTGCCCTCTCTCGCTGCAGTCACGTCCGACGCCACCACAAGCGTATAGCTCTGGCACAGCCCGGTCACCAGGCCCGTGCCGTCCCGGGTTTTCAGATTCCCGTCCCGCGTCACCTGGAAGTTGCGCATATACGCGGCCTCGCCGTATTTCAGCTTGGTGTCGCCGTCTGGATTCTCATTTAGCCCGTACCATCTCTTGATGGGGAATACCGATTCCCTTGTCGTTCCGCCGATCGTTGCCATTACCAGTCTCCAAACTGCCCGTATTCGATCCCGCCGTATACGCTCTGGATGCTCTCCCACTCCCCCGGGATGTTGGAGCCCAGCTTCCGCAGAAGCTCCTCATATCTCTGCTGGAAGAAAGACGCCATATTGTCGTTTTCATCCAGAAGGAGATGGGCCGCCAGCCCGTAGGGCAGCACGGTCTGGGCCAGCACATCGTCAATGCCGATCTCGTCGTCCAGGGATTCCAGCGCCGGGCACACAGGCCGCCGGCCGGGGAAATTCCGTTTCTGCGTCTTGTATGTGTCCGAATACTGATACACTTCTCCCCTCAGTGTGTTGAGAATGTTCAGCGCACGGTTTTTGTATTCCTCGGTGTCCGCCCAGTCGGTCTCTCCCGAGTCGGACAGCTCGCCCATCAGTGTGATGGCCTTGTCGAAAATATCTGTGCCGGTGGTGCCGGTACTGTAGGTGGATGCCATGATAGCCTCCTTTCAGGAAAGGGGGGGCCGAAGCCCCCCTCTAAATCAGGTAACGCTGTCCTCCAGGACGCTCAGGATGCCGGAATTCAGCATGCCGGCCTTGAAGGCGTAAGCCCGCAGGGTCTTTCCGCTCTCCACAGTGAGAGTGGTGCTGTAGGTCTGCGCGGTGGGAGAGGTCTTGGGGTTGCTGCCGTCGGTGGTGTACTTGATGGTAGCACCGGCGGTGGTGGTAGCCAGGGCGATCTTGGAGCTGGACAGAGAAGCGGTGGGCTGGGCCACGATGCCGCTTGTGCCGTACACATAGATACCGTTGGCTTTCTGCGCCAGCACGAAAGAATCGTACCGGACCAGGCCCTCGATCAGAGTACCGGCGATTCCGGGAGGGTTGGTGTGGGACTGGAGCTTTTTCAGCTTCATGGGGTCGGCGGACGCACGCTTATACTTGATCATGAACTCGACACCGGCGGGCATCCAGTCGTCAGGAACGGCCACGATGGACATACCGCCCATCTTGGCAATCTCGCCGTTGATGATGGCCTTGCTGGTGTAGCTCTCGTTGTTGGCGAGCTCGCTGGCAAGCTGCGTCTCCACCGCCATAGTCTCGGTCACAAAGCACACGCGGCCGTCACGGCCGACAAGCGCATTGTTCAGCGCGGCAGCGCCGGTGAGCATCTGCTTGATGATCGTGCTCTTGTCCAGAGCGGTGGCGTTGATGACCGCCTTGCCGGCGCCGTTGGCCCACTCGGTCAGACGGTGCTTGTCGATCTCGGGCACCATCTGCTCGTCCCACACCTGTTTCAGGACAGAGTTGGTCTTCTTAATCATCATCTGGTCCTGATTGTTGGTGATGTCGATGGTGTGGGAGAAGGAACGACCCCGGCGGAGAGAGTAGGTGTTGATCTCGTCCTCCAGCTCGGTGGGGGCAACGTTGTTGCTGTAGCGGTTGGCGCCGCTGGCAACATAGTCATAGATGTTGGCCTGGCCGATGGTCCACACCTTGATGGTGTTGGAGCCGTCCCAGTTGTAGTCGTGGCCGCACCAGGCCTCGGTCAGGGATTTCTGAGTGAATCTTTCGTCCAGTTTGGACTCGTATTTGGTAGCAAGATTGACAGCCATTTATTTACCTCCTCATGGCTGCCCGCTCAGTCGTCGTACCAGATCGCGTCAAATGCGTCCTTGTCGGACTTGCCCGCGGAGCTCTGGGATCCGGTGGAGCGGGCTTTGTTTTTTTCTTCCTGTGCGCGGCGTTCTGCCGCGGCTTTTTCCTGTTTAAGCTGCTCTTTGAGCTGCTTGTTCTCATACGCCCGATAGGCGTTGATCAGGCTGGAGCCTCCGTTCACGGCGTCCCACACTTCCTGCGGGATGTTCGGCCCCACGTCCGGATAGGCTTGCAGGAATTCCTGCACTTCCGCCCCGATCCGGTCGTCCTGATTTCTGGATTCCATGGCCTTTTTCTGTGCGTCCAGCTCCATGGCCTTCCGCTCGTTGGCAACGATCCCCCGGCAAACGCTCACCGACTGATTGGTTTTCCGCGCCATGATCTCGGCCCGGGTCTCGTCCACCATCTCCGCCAGGCTCATGTTCTGTTCGGCGGCCATTTCCTCCAGCCACTTCACGGTGTCGGCGTTCTTCTCGTACCACTCCACGGCGGGCTTCGCCGCGTCGTACTTCTGCCGCACCCTGTCGTAGTCCATGCCCTTCTGGGCAAGGGCTATCACTTCCTCCCGGCCCACGGATTTCACTTCGTCCAGGTGCTTCAATTCAAAGAGCTGGTCTTGCTCTTCTGTCTCCTGTTCGGGTTCTTCCGCTTCCGGCTGCTGTTCCGCTTCTGCCTCGGTCTGTCCGGCCTCGGTCTCCGCGGTTTCGGGCTCCTCCGTTTCGTCCGGCTGGTCTGCCAGATCGTCAAACGTGATGTCGTCCCAGCTGTTCTCGTCCATGAGTGATCCTTTCTCCCGCTATGGTCGGCGGGCATAAAAAATCCCCCTTTCGGGGGTTACTCGGCTACTCCGGTCTCATTCACTTTTCTCTGCAGCTCGGAATACCCTCTCCCCGTGGGGATAGGTGCCTGCGCTCCCGTGTCCACGAGCTGTCCCATGCCACGCAGGCTCTCCTCTTCCGGGGCCTCTTCCGGGGCCGCCTCCGGAGCGGGCGTGGAATACTTGTCGATCAATTCCTGCCGCTTGGAAATGTACCCGTCGGGGATCCGCTCCAGATAGTCGATCAGGTCGATCTTGTTCTGCTGCAGCAGATTGTCCAGCGTCTGGGTGGACGCGATCTCGCTCCAGTAAGAACTGGCCCCCACGTCCAGCTGCATCTGCATGGGGATGTCCTTCAATACGGAGAAGTCAAAATCCTCTATGACCCGCTGGTTTTCCGGGATCCCCGCAAACGCCAGCAGCTCCGGGTCCTCCACATCCTTGACCGGCACATCCACCGGCCGCTTCCCGTAATACTCCCCCATGAACTCCAGATAGATCCGCCCCAGGTCCTCAACCGACTGGTACAGGTTCTGCTTGGTGATCTCCGCCGGGATGGAGGACGCCCTTTGAAGCGCGATAATGGCCGACGTGTTATCCGGTCTCGTGTCGCCCAGTGCCGCGGCGGTGGCGCCGGTGAAGGTCTGGGTGTAGTCTATGGCCGCTTCAATAAACTGGGCGATCTGCGGGGAGATCTGGGCAGGGTCTATGATCTTGGCCACGTTGTTCATGTCCCCGCCGTTCACGCCGATGGCCGCGCCCACCTGGTTTGTCCAGGAGGATATCCGCGTCTTGTCGTACACCACTTTGGGGTAGGCCGTGGTCATCATGCTGATCATGGCCATGGCGAACAGTTTATTGATAAAGATCTGGTTGGGGATCAGCCCCGTGATAAGCGCCTGCCCGTGGTAACAGTCGTGAACGTAGTCCCAGTTGATCCAGTTGATGGGGTATAGACGGATCCCCAGGTCCCACTCCTTCCGGATCACCGCGTCCTTGGTGACCTCGCAGGCCCAGATGGTTTTCGTCTTCCGGTCCCGTCTCAGTCTCAGGATCACCGTACAGCGGTTGTCCACATAGGACTCAAACCGGGAATTGTTCTCGTCGTCGTCCGGCTTTATGTTCTCCGCGTCGCCCTTGTGGGCTTTGGCGTACTCCTTTACCTCGTCCACAAAGTCCCGCCGGTAAATGATGATCCAGGGCTGGGACTGCACATCCCTCTTGTTGGGGTTGCCGAAAAGGACCCTTGTGTTCTCTATGACCTCGGTCCGGATCGTCCCCTTGATGCCCTTGCTCACTTCCACGTCCGGGTCCCAGTAGGAGTACAAACA